TTTCATTGATGATCCATTCATCCGGAGAAGTTCTACGCTGTGACTTCGCTCGGATAGTAGGACTTTCACGAGTGTTATTCACCATACATCCTGTGTACTTCAGGTTCTTCAGCATATCCAAAATGCGGTTATGCGTCCAAATGCCCGAAGGCGGTGAATCTTTTCTTTTCTTGGTTCCTTTATGCTGTAAGGGAGTAGGTACACCCTCGGTATTTAATTCTCTGGCAATCTGGCTTGTAGATTTACCTGCAATCACATCAGTAAAGATTCTTCTCACGATTGGTGCAGCTACCGGATCAATAATCATTTTATGCTTATTCTTCGGGTCTACCTTATAGCCATAGAGACAACAGGTAATAAATCCGCCATTACGCTGCTTGGTTCTCATAGCAGACTTCACCTTTTTGGAAAGGTCTTTGCTGTAGTAATCGTAAATCAGATTGCGGAAAGCAATGTCCATACCTGCGGTGTTGCCAAGAAAACGCTCGCTATCGTAATGGTCATTGATGGAGATCATTCTAACACCAAGGAACGGGAAGATGTGTTCCAGGTAGTCACCTACCTCCAAATAATCACGACCAAAACGGGAAAGGTCTTTAACCATCACGATTTGAATCTCACCGGCACGAACCAGTTCAATCATTCTCTGAAAGTCAGGTCGCTCAAAATTGGTTCCGCTAAAACCATCATCACAGAACTCCATGACGGTCAAATTAGAAAGGTAAGGGTTCTGTTCAATGTGTCGCTGAATCAGCTGACGCTGGGCAGCAATACTATTGCTCTCATCCTTAGCCCTGTTGGTTCTCTTATCTACATCTTCCTGAGAAAGACGCAGGTACATTGCGATACATTTCTTCATTAAGCAACCTCCTGAGAGTTTCGATTGTATCGTAGATAGCCTTGAACTCATCCATGTGATTGAAAGTAATATCCAGGGAGCTATCTTCATGCATCTTCATGGACAGAATCATTGCATCGACCATTTCAGCGGACACTTCCGTTGCATTGCGATACTTCTTCACGAGTTCTGCCCATTCTTTTTCGCCACGGAGCTGTTCCTTGAATCGTTCCGTAGTGCCTTCAAGCTCTGAAATCTGCTGTTCCAGACGCTTGATGTCAGCCATAATCACTTCACGGGTCTGAGCGTAGTCCTCATCGTCGATAAGTCCTTCACGGAGATCACGGTAAAGACCGCTGAATAAACCCTTTTTGTGATCGAGCTTCTTTTTCAAAGAACGAATTTCGTCCTTTTGTTTTGATTGATTTGCCATAGCTTTCTTCATAGCCAACAGCTTGTGCAGACTGTCCTGCATATCTACAAAGAGATCAAGCTGTGCATGGATCGTTGCCAGTACAACCTCATCCAGATCTGCTTTACGCATTTTCTTTGCGTTGCAGGCTCTGGTTCCATGTTCGGCATAAGTCGGACACTTAAAGGTAAAGTAAACCTTGTCCTTCTTAGTGCTGAAGGAACGGACGAGCTTCATAATAGAACCGCAGTCAGCACAGATAAACTTCTTACCATAGATATTCTCTGCCTTTGGCAGATGGTCATATTTACCGCTGTTTGCTTTGGTTTTTGCGGCAGCTGCGTTGTTGATCTCCTGAACCTTATCAAACAGTTCCTGTTCGATAATTGCTTCGTGAGTATTCTCAACAACAATCCAGTTCTGTTCATCTGTACGGCGAAAAGGAATACCGGCATATAAACACTGACTGGCTTTTCTCTGAGCCAGATGACCCAGATAAGTAATATCCTTCAAAATTTCCGTTACCATGTGTTTGTTCCAAAGGATAACTCTTTCTTTCTGATTGTTATTTGTAACGATGCCACGGTTAGCTTTGTACTGCCCAGGGGAAAGAACACCACTATCATTGAGCTTCTTGTTAATACCCATATAGCTCATACCTTCGCTGCGCCACAGAAAAATCTGCTTCACGATAGGGGCTGTCTCCGGATTTACAATCAGCTGATTCTTATTGTTGGGGTCTTTCAGGTATCCATACTTTTCCCATGCACCAATGAACTCTCCATTTTCCATCTTGGTTCTAAGAGCAGAAGAAACTTTGCGAGAAATATCCTTTGCATAGTAGTCGTTGATGATATTAGAGAGGGACACAGAAAGCTGACCACTTGCTTCGGCTGTTGCTGTGTCGAAACCATCATTAACGGCGATGAAGCGAACTCCAAAGAAAGGACAAATCTTTTCCAGAAACTCGCCGGTTTCAATGTAGTTACGACCAAGACGGGAAAGGTCTTTCACAACAATGCAATCAACCTCTTTCGCCTGAACAGCTTCCATCAGCTTCTGCCATTCAGGACGGTCGAAGTCAGTACCCGTATAACCGTTGTCTACAAAGGTTCCCACCAGATTTAGAAACGGACGGTTATCAATGTAGTCATGGAGAAAGGCAAGCTGATTTTCAATAGAATCGGACTTGTTCAGGTTATCCTCACGAGAAAGACGAGCATAAATAGCAGTCTTATGGATAACAGCATACTGTTCTGTAGCAACAGTCTGAGTCGCAGTTGCAGCCTGCTGACGTCTTTTTGATGGTCTTGCCATTTAGCTCACCTCCCTGATAAATGGAATAATTTTTTTCTGTTGTTCCTCGTCCAGAAAATCAATGATTGCCTGGAACTGATCTTCATTATTGAGATAAACATGAACTTCCTTGTCTGCGGAAATCTCAATCTTATTGATGAAATGAACGACCACACGACGGTTGAGTTCCTGAATGTTCTCGTATTCTCTGAACTGAGCAAGCCAGCTCTGCTGTTCCGTCAAACCGGAACTGATTTTATTTCTGTCGCCAATCAGTTTAGCGATAGTGTCCTTGGCATCCTGAATGCTTTTATCGAACTCAGCCTTGAAAATCTGATACTCCTCACGGGAAATCATTTCATCCTTGAAGTCCTCATAGACATGAGCTTTCATCTGCTTGTTGTGTTCGATAATTTCTTCCTGACGAACAATCTTAGCAGCAATACGCTCCATCTCACGGCGTTCCCAAGAAACACCGTTAAGCTGAGACATAGCTGCATCCAAATCCAGAGCCAAGGAAACCTGCGCCTGAATGACAGCAAGAACCGCATCATAGACTGCCTGTTCTTTTACGCTGTGCGGATCACACGCTTTTCTGTCTACCTTATTGGAGTTGCAAACAAAGTACACATACTCCTTACCGGCAGATTTGGTTCTCTTTCTTGTCATGGTACTCTGACAATCCTGGCAAAAGATTTTACCGGAGAACAGATGCACAGAATCGTCACCAGAAGGACTTCTGGTATCTTCAAGCATCAGATTTTGCACCATATCGAAAAGGGCTGGAGGAATAATTGCTTCGTGAGCATTTTCCGTTCTCATCCAATCCGATTCATCTTTTCTGGTTCGGTTTTTTACCTTGTGGTTAGGGGTTGTTGTCTTACCCTGAACCAGAGTTCCGGTGTACATCTCGTTCTTCAAAATACGATAAATAGCAACGGGACTCCAATCTGTCTGCACCTGCTTCTTGAAGCCGGTCTTGAAATTGGAACCGCAGAGCCTCTTGTACTCATACGGAGAAGGAACACCGTCTTTGTTCAGCCTATCCGCAATCTGGGCAGGACTAAAGCCATCCAACTTCATGCGATAGATTGTCTGAATGATAGGGGCAACATTCTGGTCAATGACCAGTTTGTTTTTATCACCCTCGGATCTACAGTAACCGTAGATAACATGATTTCCAACAAACTCACCATTTCTTCTCTTGATGTCGAGGTTGGAACGGATTTTGATGGAAATATCTCTGCTGTAGGAGTCGTTAATCAGGTTCTTGAACGGGAGAATGATTTCATTTCCCGCCTGCTGAGACTGTGCAGAGTCATAGTTGTCGTTAATAGCGATAAAGCGAACGCCAAGGGCAGGGAAAATCTTCTCGATATATCTACCGGAATCAATATAGTCACGACCAAAACGAGAAAGGTCTTTGACGATGATACAGTTGATTTTTCTCTGCTTGACCTGCTCAATCATTTTCTGAAAGTCAGGACGGTCAAAGTTAGCACCTGTGAAACCGTCATCACAGAACTCCTGAACCAAATTGATCTCAGGATGCTTTGTCAGGTAATCTTCAATCAGTTTACGCTGATTGGCGATACTGTTGCTTTCTTTCTTCTCGCCTGTAGAAGAATCGCCATCTTCCTTCGATAAACGCAGGTAGATGGCGGCATAGTAAGTCTTATCAAATAAATTTTGCATAATGCGCCACTCCTGTTTGTTAATCGTCCAGAGATGAAAACAAACCGGAGTTTCCGCTGATTTTGTCCAAGGCTATGGTAACATAGCGGACAGCGAAAATCCAGTTTGTCGCCGCTTCAATATCCTGTCAATATCTGACAACAAAAGCTTCCTATTACATAGAAGCAATCATATTGATGAAATTATCGGTTATTGTGTTCTGCGTATTTGCAAACGACACTCTAACCACCGTTTTGCCTACTTTGAACTGATATGGATTTTTAATCTGCTCGATGAAGGACTTAATTCTTTCCTCACTCGGCAGAGAGCGATCAATCTTTACATCTCGAATATCCACCAGCTGATCAACAGCCTTAGATTTTGTTGCTTCGTTTCTTGCCATCTGCAATCACCACCTTCGTTATTCATTCTTGCCAATTCTTTCCTGTTTTATGCAGGAAAACTCTTGTCGGCAAAAGGATAGGCAGACCTACCGAAGCAGATCTGCCCATAGTTTTCACTGACAAGTAGATGTAATCAAATCCAAACTGACACGCAGCGCCAAGTCAATTCCACGCATTTCTTTTCGGGTAGCTTTACCCAGGTAACGCTCGATACGCTGTTTATCAATGGTTTTGATCTGCTCCAACAGCACCAAGGACGGTCTGCTGAGAGCTGGATTATTTCTTATCAGATAATGGGTTGGCTGTTTTGTCTTTTTTCTGGTCTTGGCTGTGACAGTCGCCACAACCAAAGTAGGCGAATACTTATTGCCGGTGTTGTTCTGAATAACGACCACAGGGCGAACGCCGCCTTGTTCTGAACCGCAGATAGGAGACAGGTCAGCCAAATATATATCGCCACGGCGATATTCCCAATTTTTCCTCATACCTGTACACGCTCCTTTCGGTTGATTATGTAAGAGGGACAGCGATCCCATGGAAAGC